TAAGGATGGATCTTTGCAGGCTATGAGCAGATTAGAAGTCTGGCGACTAAGGCTATGGGATCCCAGACCAAGCATCCAGTAATGCATCCAAGCCTGAGAAAGCTGAATGACAGCAGTTTCTAATACGGACCCGCCTCCTTCCAGAACTGTGGTGGCAGTATTGTAGAAATTAGCCAGCCTGTCTATGAATTTCTCAACCACTCCCACTTCCAAGCAAGAGGAGACCCATCGGAATGTTGGCTTGTACGTTGTCTTCCTAATGCTCCATTCAGAATTGTATTCTATCATATCTGTGGAGCCAATGCAAGACTTCTCATAACTAGGATATATGGAGATGTACTTAGAAACCCTTTCCTTCCAGTGCAGCATTATTGAGCCGATCTTTTGTAAGATGGCAGGTCTCTTCCCACATAGAGATATCAATTCCCCAGAATCATCACTTCCTTGGATAACTGTGATGACAGACTCAATCCCCTTCCGCTGGAGATACACTTTTTGAATTGTTGACATAGCAACCTGGAGGATAGCATGAACAAAAGAACTGGTGTAATGCAAAATCCCTTGCATCATCCCAGACCTGATCATCATCCTATTCTGCTTGGCTATGGGGAAAATGCCTGTCCCTGTCTCGAATTCATGCTGCATTCTTTTGTACACTGGGTTGGATTCAACATTCTGGTTCGAGAGGAAGTTAGCTGCAAATTGGATTGGGAAAACTATAACCTTGCATGTCCAAAACCACAAAATTCTCAGGATTCCTACTAAAAACATGTTGGGAACAATGCCAGCATAGGCTGCTGCAAATTTGGAAGCGTGATGCCTCTGGCACCATTTCGAAGCATCTGCTGACTTCCCCAGAGTTAATCTCTCTGATTTTAGTTCTAGCTCAGCCAGACTGTAATGGTTTTTAACAAATGTGTTTTTAGTGTTCGGATGGGTCAAACTGTCAGATCGTGTCATTTCACAGATTGTCCTACCTATTCTTTCTACATACATTTGCACCAGCCTTGCCTTGAATTCCAGCACATGGATCTCTCTATCACCTCCGTGCTGAGGCTTAGGGAAGATGTCACTATAAAAGAAACCTCTCTCTTCTATCTCGTGAAGAGCCCATGGGACCATCTCTATTATATGGTTTATGTCATCTTTCTTGGTTTCCTTCATGAAGGCTTTAACACAGTTGGTTAAAGATTCCATAACCTTTGGCCTCGACTTCACGTCCTCTGGATTAGCTGTGGACAGAGCCTCTCTTATCTCTGCCGTGGTCATATTGCTTCTTAAAGCTGGGACAGTAAATGTATAATCATAGCTTCTAGAACTAACTTTTAAGGTGGCGATCTCCATGAATGATATTGATGACAATCTGTCAACTATGTTAGTTTCCATCACATCTCTCCAGGATTCTCCATATCTCTCTGCTAAATGCTCTTTGTAAAAGTACATTAAGGTTTTAAGCATAGACTTATGAGTCTGATTATCTTTCACATCATACTCATCAGTGAACAAAGGATGGTCATCATCAACATACTTGAACTCCTGCTCAACTATCTTCTTCATGATTTTAAAGTTCCTGTCTGCTCCTCTTCCTCGCTCTTTTGAAACTACATAACCAAAATAAAACTCATTCAGCTTCTGCCGAAATGTGATAGGCTCGTTGCTGAAAATACCTCTCAACCAATCATACTCCAAAGTAGTGACCCCAGAATCATCTACTGGAATCTTCCTAGGGGATCTTTCGACGAACCTATCCATTTCTG